TGAGTGAGTCGGCAATGTTGGTGATGTCCTTTGCGCGCTCGTCGGTTTCCTCTGACGGTGTGAACCTGATATTCTCGATAGCCAATTTCATCTGTGCCCTCCGAAACTGAAAAACGCCGGGGGAGGTGGACTAAGCCTCGTTACCCCTCCCGATCCTGAGGCCCCGGCGACCGTGCTACCTACTCCTCCGGCGAATCGTCGTCCGAATCGTCGTCATCGTCATCGTCGTCGTCGAATTCCTCGTCCTCGGACTCCTCCGCCGAACCCTCTTCCGCGAGGCTCTCGTCCCCGCGCACGATGCCCTCTTCCTTCTCGACCTCGCCGATGATTTCGTCGTTGGAGGTCTCCGGCTGCTTCTCGGTCATGTAGTTCATGTGACATCTCCTTCTTGCGTTTCAGTTCCGGTTGAATGAGGGTTCCGTCATTTTACGTGCTTACCGCAACCCTCAAGCATTCACACAACCCGGTCAATTATGAGCGGTCCGGGACGCTTCGGATTCTAGTTGTCGAATCCAGCGCCAGCCGGGATCTGCTCCGAGCTGGTGACGGCGGTGAGCGGAGCCCAATCGTCAATCTGATTCCTGGGCTTCTCCGTCCCTGACTTGCCGCGCGAGGTGACGATGTGAGCCATCACCTTCTTCCCGATCTGGGCCTCGAAATCGTATTCGGGGTCCACGCCTTCCTCCTCGGTCACCCGACCACCCGTCGCCTTGACGAACGGGATGGCACCCTGGGTGAACTTCTCCGAGAACCAGGTGGGCACCGGGACACCAGCGGCGTCACCGTCGAGGCCCTCCACATCCACGCGGGTGTTGTTGGAGGACTTGTCGGACGCCAGTTCGCTCTTGACGTCCTTGATTTGGACGGGATACCAGCCCGGTCGCACGAGCTTCTGGGCCTTCACGTCCTGAGGTGTGATGTTCATTCTGATTGGCACTTGTGACTCCTTGTTACGTGGTGGTTGGTGCGTCTTGTTTCGTGGTGATGTCGACTACTTTTCCTGCACTCCTTTCTGCTTCCCTCGCCTCGAGCTTGACATTATGCTTTCGGCAGTGCTCCTGAAGAATCGGATACAACTGCTTGTTGGTAATGTCGATGCGGGGAGGAAGGGGGAGAGCTGTCTTCGCCATGTCTTTACCAGTTGGCTGCGTCATGATGAAACGCTGAGCCGGTTGGTCGGGAGCCGAAGGCGGTTCGACACCGAACTGGTAAATCTCGTTGAAGTAGATTGGGACGAGGGAGGGGGTCTTTGTCCCGTATGCTGCTATGCTCCTCGCTTTTCTGAGCGTCCCACCCACGTCAATGGACTTGTCAACGGGGTGGGCCGTGAATACGACGTTACACGGGAGAATTTTGGCAACATCGAGAATCTGCTGAACCACAGAAGTTTCCCCGTTGAACTCGTCCCAAGTTGGAACTTGTATCCCGGAGGAGAGTTTCTTGCCCTTTCCTTCTCGACTTTTGATGCCGAGTTGGAATCCTACCGCTGTCGCCGTGAGAGCCGTCAGTGAATCAACGACCACCGTAGCCCACGGACATCTGTCCTGCAAGTCCTCGAACTCCTTTGCGAAGTCCATGAACGAGATGCAACCGGGGTAATCACCCGACGGGCGCTGCGCTTCGATGCCGACGAGGTCGTAGGTAATGTCCTTCCTCTGCGGATAAAAGAGCTTAACCGGCTGCATTCGACCATCGAAGTCGAAGAACTTGATGGGACCGGGAAACGAGGCCGCAGCCACCGTTTTTCCGTTCCCATTGTCTGAGATAAAGAGGGCCATAATTCGACCCCCAAGGACGATGTCGTAGGTGTTTGGCATTACCGTGGACTCACTCTGATTGTCCGCATCCCCGCCATGAACCCGCCGAACTCCTCGATGTCGAGAACCGCACCACCCTCCAGCTCGTCGAGGTGCTCGGCGTTCTCGTCGATGACAACCACCAACGGTTCGTCGTCCTCAGCGTGCTCAAGCTCTTTCAGGTCCGCTCTGAGATTTCCTACCGTGTAAACTCGGCCCATCTCCAACCTCCGTGATGTAATAATCGCCTGGCTTGAAGTATTCGTCTTTCTGTGCCTTGATCCAGTTCTCGGCTACCTCCCTTGTTACTGGACCCATGATGTAGAAGTGACGGCCCTCATCCTCCATCAAGCAAGGGGACCGCATGATGATAACCATTAGTCCTCCATCTTCAGCAATTTGTCGAGATTGTCGAGAATGTTAACAGCACTGGGAGTGCTTGCTCTTTCCTCCTTACCTTTGAAATTGTCCGAGAACGTCTTGGAGCACCTGAAGCAGTGGGGTTTCTTCTTTCCGAGGTGAACCCGCTTCATCTCGAAGGTTTCGTCCTCGCACTTGTTACAAAGACAGAGCTTACCCAACACCATCTCGCCGACGAGGTAGTGCTGACAATTCGGAAGCGTGCATCGCCAAAGGACAGTCTCGGTTTTCTTCTTGGGGGACTTGAAGATGACCTTTGTGTATTTATGTATCTGATGTCCCCATTTATTCCGTGGCATCTTCTTCGACCTCCTCCTTCTTCTTGTCACGAGTATGCGGACTCCAGGGGTCGCCCTGATAGTAGAAGGACTGGAGTTTGAAATCGCGCACCTGTGGGATGGTCCCGCACACCTGTTGGAAGATGCAGCCTGCATACTTGTCGCAGGAGGTGAAGTTGGGTGGGAAGTAGTCCTTGTCGATATAACCGGCGAGAATGTGGCCCCAGTAAACTGCCTGCTGGACCCACTCCTTGATAAGCTCGCGTTCGTAGCTGAGGAAAATGCGCTGGAATCTGTCCTGAGCCGACACCGTTTTCTGGAATCCGACTCGATTGATGATCACCTGATTCATGTTGAGCGCCCAGCAATAACCCATGAACTGGTTGCTCAACTTGCTAGGTGTGGTCCTCTTGCTCGCTGATTTGTGGTCAACGATTGCGACCATGTGGGGTTGAGGGTGCTCCACGACGAGGTCGATGATTCCCTCGTAGAGGATTTGGAATCCCTCCCGTCCGGGTTCATCTGGCCTCTCGTAGAGCACCTTCGAGAACGACTGTTCTACCTCAAGAACCTTCCAGCCGTCTCTCTGCCAATGGAGGATGTTCTCCTTGAACTGGCGAATGTCCTCCTCGGCAGTTGCAATGGAGATGGACATAGGAATCGCTTCCTTCCTCCCCTCTGCAATGGCCTGGGCGATGAGCATAGCATGATTCCGGTCGCCCTGAGTCAAGCCTGCCTTCTTGCCCCGGTAATAGACGGCGAACATCTTGTGGAGGAGGTCCCCCTTTTCGAGGGCCTCCGCCTTTTGTGTTGGCCGCCAATTGTCTATGAACTCCATCTTGAGCTTACGCCCGCACGATTGCAGGGTGTTCAAGATTTGGGAGTCCATTGCGATGACTCTCACTTGCTCTCCTCTATCTTGATGTTGCCGTGTGAGAGGGTCACCATCCAACCGTTGAGCTGAATGGTCGTCGTCGATGGCACCTTGATACGGTGCTTCCGAACCTCTCGAGCGACCACCTTCTCAGCCTTCGAGAGAATTTGCTGCGTGACGACGTGCTGCTTCTTCTTGCTCCGCTTCCGTTTTCCGGATAGCATCGCGATGAGCCTCTCCTTGTTCTCCGGCTTCTGGGTCCAGTGTGTCCCCTTATACTTGAATCCTTTGGGCATTACTTGACCCTCCGCAGCCGAGGCTTAACCACATCGTAGTAACGAGGACAGTTCTTGATGTGGAAAGCGTCGGCAAGCACTGTTGCGATGACCCAAGACCGGGAGACTCCGTAGATTCTACAGATTCTCTCGACCTCGTTCTCGATGTTTGCCGTCACCTGCGGATACATCGGGTGGCGTCCACCCTTGACCGCCGGTTGTCGCTTAACTTTCATAACCTCTCAACCTCTCTCTCAGTGTGTGATGCCGACCTGGATTGTTCCTTTCTACTGCTCTCCTCAAACGGTCCCGAATGATTGCGACTTCCACGCCGTCGTGAATGTGGAACTCGGAGAGGCCCTCGTTGACGCAAAGCTCCACGATCGCCATGATGAAGATGGACAGGCGCG